CGGGTGTGATTATCGGCGTAAATGCGGCAGCAGGATTCATATCTGTCATACGAAAAAATGCGACGTCACTCGGCATTCGCTTCATAATATACTCAGTAATGACGATATTGATTTCATTCTTACTGTCAGGATATGCTTTTCCGAATCCGGGTATTGAGACATTAAAAGAAGGATACCACCAATAATATCGCGTCGGTTGGACGAGAAGAATGATAATGTATACAATTGCTAAAGCCACGAAAATACGAAAACGGTCGGGGTCGCGTTCGACAATATGATAATGATACGCGCTAAATCGTTCACGTAGTTCGGTCACGGCACCGCTTTCTTTTTTTGACGACGACCACGGCGTCCACGACGGTGGTAAACCGAACCGTGATAATAAATCGTTTACACGAATCATTAATCTGTAATATATACTAATTGAAGCATATATTACGAAAGTGTATTACAGTTTAGACACGAAGAGGGGTGGGGAAACCGACGAGGTTGGCACCGATACCGAAGCCGGCACCGGTTCTAGCAGAGACGGCGAGACTGGGGACATAGGTATCCAAAATGCTGAAGGTGGCAGCAGCAGTAAGGGCAATGAGGGCGACCTCCTCAAAGGACAGACTGCGCTTGGGGATAGCATAGGCTGCGATGGCAACCATAACACCCTCGACCAAATACTTAATGGTTCTCTTGACGAGTTCACCTAAATCAAAAACTCCGGACATCTAGTTATGTATTATAAATAATAATAAGAAATTAAATGAAATGAATGAAATGAATGAAATGAATGAAATGAATGAAATGGAATGCGTTAAAACACTTAAATAAACTATAACCTAGTATAGTATAATTCCATTTCATTCTATTTCGCGATGTCATCTACAGCTCCATCTGGTGTCGAATTAAAGCACACAAACTCCGGTGCTGTAAATCCTAAATATATTGACTTGCTTGAAGAAGACAAACCTATCGCAGGTCAAAAATTTGCTTGCCTCTCTTTCGTATCACCAGAACACATTTTGAAGCAGAAAGACCACTTTTTTTTTGAGAAGTTTCTTCATTACTGGGACTACCAAAAGTCAATGGAGAAGTTCATCCAGTTCCTTAATTTCGTTAGTTTTAAATACAACGTAAGTTTTGATAAAATGTCTGCGGATTTTCAAGAGTTTGCTAAAGAAGAGAAAGATATCCTTCAAAAGACGAACATCTATGATGAGTATAAGACATTTTTGGACAAACACGAGGATGACCTGGAAAATGAATTCAACGAGAAGCACAACTTCCAGACTTCTGTCAGGGGGTTGAAGGTGCGCGGTGTCTTTGGCTCGCAAAAGGAGGCTGAGTTGCGTTGCCAGATGTTACGCGAGGTGGACCCCAATCACGATGTCTTCGTCGGGCCTGTCGGGATGTGGGTGCCGTTTCATCCTGACGCATATAAGACTGGGCGTGTCGAGTATATGGAGGAGACCTTGAACCAGTTGATGGCGGAGAAGAAGAAGAACGAGGAGCAGGCCAAGAATGAATTTGACAAACGCGTCAAGGAGACGAAGGCGAAGGCGATTCAGGAGAATATCAAGTTGGCAAAGGAGAGTGGAAACAAGTTGACCCAGATGCTGGCAAATGATGGCGAGACGTTGGTGGACGCGAAGCCGAAGGACACGAGCGCAGCAGGCGAGGGTGTTGTCGGCGGTATTTGGAATGCGGGGGATGACTCCGGTTCCGTCACAATGACCGTAGAAGAGATGCGTAAGGAACTGTTTGAGAGCGAGGACGTCGTGATGGATAAGAATAACGACCACGGGTTGTCGCGGTTGGCCTCGGCAGGAGAGAAGAAGGATGATTAGTATTTGAATATTCTAAATGAAAATTGTCATTATTACTACTGGGTATACCGTAATAATAATGTGAACGTCGTTACCTAGACGGATTGCGCGACACAGTAATAATAATCATTGAATACGGTTTTGTCTTTGACACTGCGGCTCATTTTGGCGGTGGAGAAGCCTTCATCCGTGGCGGCTTTCGCGATGGTATTCCACGTTTTGAGGACTTGATTGGAACTCACTAACCGCTTTTCCACCTTCTTGCCTGTGGTTGAAAGTTGGACGCCGATGATGGGGTTTGCGCCCTGTTCTTGGATAATGGACTGTTTCAACTCGTTATAAGTTTGACGTAAACCCAGTCCGTAATAGCCTTCATTCGCATTACCTTCAGACCAAATCGTCGCCTTAAGTGCGTTAGGGCACGCATTGAGGTAGGTCTTCAAATTCTTCAAATCAGTTTCGCCCGGTGTCTGTCCCACAGAGATTTTCCATTGCTGATACTCTTTCAGAAGTGTAGAATTCAGGATTTTGCCACGGTCGGAGAACTTACAGCACTGGAAAATAAAGGTTTCAACACTGAATTGTGCTGGGTTTTCGGCCTCGGTTGCGATGACCTTCTTGTATTCGACTGTCTTCAACTTGATACCCTGATAACCGTGAATACAGTCGATGCGCTTGGGTTTGAATTTCACGTCCATATAATGTTTCAATGCGTGGAAGGTTTCTTTTGTGGGTTTCGTGTGCGACCAAAGACGGAACCGCCCTTCAAGGTTTACGGATTCCTCTTCCACATCAGGGCGCACGATACAGCAGGTTGCGACGAACTCGTCGAACTTTTGTGTGAGTTCATTTTGTGGGAGAAGAATGTGTTGGGTGAACGGAGATTCATTATCGGTCGCGACGACTTGAAGCGCTTGCGATTGTTGTGCGGTCTTCTCTTTGAGTTCATTATTCGCAAGGGTGAGGTCGTGGATGGTCTTGTTCTTTTGTTCGAGGTCGTTCACGAGTTTCGCATTCTCGGCCTCCAATTCCTGATTGCGTTGAAGGAGACGGTTAAAATTTTCCACATTGTACATTCGTGCGTGAATGATGCCTTCAATATGTTTCGTCAAACGGTCAATTGTGAAATTGGTGCTGTCATATGCGATGATTTCGGTTTTGTTTTTACCGGCAACTTCAATCGTGCGAAGTTGACGCTTGATTTTTGGATGGTCTTTGATGTAGTTCTCAATTTCGACCTTGTTATGGACTCTAAATGCTGCGGCGAGGATGAAGTTCGTGTATTTCTTATGATGGTCGGCGACGCGAGTGGCGAGGTTGTTGGTGTGGCCGAACTTGATGAGTTTCTCATTGTCAGCGTTGGTGTTGTCGATGGTGCCGAAATAAATACATTCCGTGTTGACTGGGAATTGGCTGATAAGAGTTTTCTCGATTGCGCGTTTCTTTTCTTGGGTGAGGGTGATGGTGGCTTGGTTGAGGGTGGAGATGACTTCGTTCTTTTGTTCGAGTTGGGCGCGGAGTTCGCTTGTTTCAGTATCGAGAATTTGGTGGAGTGTTTCTTCCATCTTCATGTAATAGTCGTGGATTTCGTTAGCCTTATTCGTTTGTGCCTTCAAGCATAATGATTTGAAGCATCGAATGGTGAGTTTGATGGTTTGCTTGTTTTGCCCACCATTTTTAGGTTTAGATGGAATGGTTGATTCAGAAAATTGTTCTTCATCACTACCACCTAATATTTTTTCTGGTTGTTCTGATTTTTTAAATTCAGGAATGGAGATAGTATAATCTATGTTGAGTTTGAAGTTTTTTTCAAGCAACGTTCTGACGTTTATTTTCTGTGCGAAACCCAACCATTTCCATACATCGTCCAAATCAACAACAAAGTCAGTATTCTTATCAAAATTCAGATAACAGTAAAAACTACTGACAAACAACTGTTGTTCGAATGTGTTGAAATTTTCTTGAAGTTTCGCAAGAAGAACATTGTTGTATTTTCGAGACAACTTTGTAATCGGATTTTTTTCAATGAGTTCAACAATGTTGAGGGTAGCAGCCGAGGCGGCGGAGGCAGAAGAAGCGGAGGACATCGTTATGAGCGTATGTTATACTATGTATATACGGATGTCTTTAAGTTGTTTTCGCTTTAGGTTTGTAAAGCGCATTTATTAAAGCGGTTCACAAAAAACTAGTTGCTTTTGTAAATGAAAAGCAAGATTTTGAATTAAAATGCTAATTTTGTAAAACCGCTTTTGTTATAACAAAAGCGGATTCTATTAAATGCTAATTTCGGAAAGTTGCTCTCACGATTGCGAGAGCAACCTTCCCTCACCACTTACTCTTCTTCACATTAATCTTCGGTCCCTTGCTATTTTTCGCAGCATTAGGGTCATACGACTGCTCGCCTTCGTCATCAGAACCGAGATTCTTGGAGATTTCCCAGAACTCCTTACTGCCGAGCTTGAATGGCCCGTGCTGCTGTGCCTTATACCAGAAGATTTGGTCTTGTAATTTGTTGGATTTCGCGTTATTATTGATGACGAGACACTCGTAATTCTCGGTGCATTGGTCCATCACCTGACAAAAGCTCTCAAAAGTGGGGAACATACCCGCATAATTGTCGTAGATTCGCTTACGATTCGCAATATATGGTTCACGGAGGATAAAAACGTAGTCGATATTCGTGCGGAGATTTGGAGGGATACCAAGGGGATATTGCATTGTGATGACTAACATTATCTTCCAATGACGCCCGTTCATAAAGAGGAGGCGCATCATCACGTCCTTCGTCCATTTGTTATCATACAAGCAATCATCCAAAACGACAAATGTGCGCGGGTCAATGGATGACTTCTTGTATGTATCCATTTCCTTTTTCACTTGCTTTAAAACTGCCTTCTGGCGCTTAAGAATGTTCTCGATGATGGCCGTATTATAAGCGTCGTGAATGAATAGTTTTGGGACATGTGCTGCGAAGAAACCGTTGCCTGCTTCTGTGCCGGAGATGACTGTCCCGATAGGAATATCCTGATGATGAAACATCAAGTCCTGGACGAGGAAACTTTTACCGGTATCACGACGTCCGATGAGAACGATGACTGGGCCTTTGTTTTCATCTGGGCGAAAACTGATGGCCTTCATATCAAACTTCGCGAGTTCTAAATTCATATTGCTGGTGATAAAAATGGGAGATATTATAATATGAATGTTTACACGAATTGGAATGGAATGGAATGGAATGGAATGGAATGGTCCCGTTTGAATTCGATATAAAACTTCTATTTAACAATCATACTACATTTAGGAAACCGTTCATCAATGTCAACGAATAATCCATCGACGGAGTGTCCGCGATTTCAACTTCATTATCGGAAACATAAGTATATTCCTGAAACCATTGAACCTGCACTATTGTATGATATTCAGAACTATATCCCCATTTATTCTCTATTTTTTGATATAAATGACACCAATTATAACGGGATTCAGTTGAACCAGAAGTTTTATTTACAAAACATTATCGCGCACCCTGGGCGAATTATGGGCGACGCAGAGGCCACTACTACTGACCACGACCACGACCGAGACCGCGACCGCGCAAGGTCATTGAATCATTTAGAGACTATTATCGCTGACGAAAATGGAAATACAAAAAACATACCAATATTTGTGAAATATTCTCCACTGCTCGACCCAATCCGATATTTGTCGGGGAAATACCTCGCGCAGCAGGATAAAACGCGAACCCTTCCTAAATATAATTCAACTCCAGAGACGTGTGAAGAGAAAATGTTGAATACGAATAATTCTTCCTATGTAGATGGTTTTTTCTCATTTTTGACGAGCCAAGCACTTCATACGCACGGCATCGTCCACGGAGTGGATTATTATGGAAGTTATTTGTGTAAACAACGCGAATTTTCGACCAATGTATTTGATGATATTGACTACTTAGTCGGCTGTTCCTTTTTTAATAACTACGAAAACGACCTCTTTACAATAGACTATTCACAATTTGGCGATGACGACGAACTTTCTTCCGACATCAATATGAATAAAATGATGAAAATCCGAAACAAAATGAAACAAATGATTGGACCCACTGGAGAGAATAGTTATTTTAAACCAGACGAAAAATATAGCGATATTAAGAATCGTATTCATATTCTGGACTCTACTGCTGAAACTGACCCTGATGTAAGGACAATTGAACCGTGTGATGTCACCCCTGCCGTTGTGGAATGTATTCCAATGGATACACCAATGGATACACCAATAGAGATAGTTGAATTTAATCTCTCGGAAATTGAAAATGAACTCTCACTCACGGAGGGGGTAACTACAAAGAAACAAACCCGAGATTATAGTGACGGAAGTGATAGCGATACATCACAGTCTAATTCATCCTATACAACGATTAGCGACGACGACCAGACCCACGACCACGAGCACGTCCAGAAAGGAGGAAATGGCGACAACGGAGGCGAAAGTGAAAGTGACCACGGAAGTGACGACGACCACGAGGGCGAGAACGGAAGTGACGGCGACAGCGACGACCACGAAAGCGACGGAAGCGACGGAAGCGACGGAAGCGACAGTGGAAGTTATGACAGTAGCGATGAACAAATCATCGTGAAAATCAAAGACTTCCCGATTCAAGCCATCCTTCTTGAAAAATGTGTGAATACTCTCGACCATATTATGATGACAGATGAACTCACAAAAGAAGAGTGGCAATCCATTCTATTCCAAGTCATAATGACGCTTATCATCTATCAGAAAATGTTCGCGTTTACACATAATGACCTTCATACGAACAATGTGATGTTCATCGAGACAACCGAAGAGTTCTTGTATTATTTCTATGAAGACCAGTATTACAAAGTCCCCACATATGGCCGTATTTTCAAAATCATTGATTTCGGTCGCGCGATTTACAGATTCCGCAACGAACTCATCTGTAGCGATAGTTTTCACCCCAAGGGCGACGCAGCCACGCAGTATAACTTCCCGCCTTATTACAATCCAGAAAAACCCACCGTAGAACCCAATTTCAGTTTTGATTTGTGCCGTTTCGCCTGCGCGCTCTTTGATTATTTCATCTACGATTTGCGTAAAGTGGATAAACTGTGTAAATCCGACCCCATCATCAAGTTGGTCGTGAAATGGACGATGGATGATAAGGGGCGCAATGTGCTTTATAAATCGACGGGTGAAGAGCGTTATCCCGATTTTAAATTGTATAAAATGATTTCGCGGTCGGTTCACAATCACGTCCCCTCAACCGAGATTCACAATCCGCTGTTCGATGAATACAAAATCACGGTAAAAAAATACAAGAAGCACGCAGCACTTGCCGCGAAGTTCTTGAAAGACGGCAAGAATACGCATATTTTTATCAATGTAGATACATTACCGGTATACTATACCACGGTGTAGTAGTCGTTGCCTTTTGGATGGATGATGTTACATTACTGGCGACGATTTTCGAGAAATAGCTTTCGGTGTGCTGGAAGACCATTCTTGGCGATGAATTCAATTTGGCGCATTGTCCACCCCATAGAACAACCGGAATGCCCGGTCTCCATATGATATTGAACGCGTGTTACAATGTCATCGTGACCCGCACTAAATATAAATCCGCGGTCACTAGGCGGACTGTATTGTGAAAGGTATTTCCATACATTGATTTCGCGGGTTTTGATAGACGGGTCTTCATTTGCGCGAAGAATTGCGAACATTCCGTCACGGACCATATTCGCGGAGTGGGAGCAAGCATAATAAGAGAGGTCACAATTAGTGACAGCGTCAAGAGTGAGAGGCCAATATTCTTCTTCTTCTTCTTCGGGGATTGGTGCGCGTTCCATATGAACGGCAACGGATTCGGGGGCGACGATGGTAGCAGTAGCGGACATATAATTCACACGTATAAACGGTAAAATCAACAAAGAATCATAAAACAAAATCAATTTTATGATTCTCTCATTCTCTCATTCTTTCATTCTTTCATTCTCCTGAGCGGTAATTTACACGATACTCTCTGGCGACAATTCAGCAACTGCCTTCGGGTTTTTTTAGTATTAACTCGTCGTCTCTTACGACCTCCATCAACTTCAATGGGTTCGCGTTTTGGACTAACAGAAATGGCGCCATTATAAGGAACCGAGCTCCAATCAAAAATGGTAGGCGGAGGTAAACTAGGATGACTACTTGATGAAGGAGATGGGCTTTGGAATGAAAACGGGTCAGACATACCTTTTATTGCACGACACGTTACAACAATAACAACTGTATTCTCGGGTGAAATAGGCGGCGTTTTATATTGTTGTAAACCCTTTCCTTACCCTAATATGTCGGATAATCTAACATTTGCGGTTCTTTTATCTTTACCGGTAATCACAAACGGATTCTTTGACGCCGACATTATAGGTGTGCCATCTTCTTTGTATTTGTAT